AATCCACAGATGAAAATTCATGAATTACATTCTCGTGCTATTGCTTGTCATTGTGAGTGTTTAGGAATGATGAGTGAAAACGCATGTGATGCTTGCTCAGGTAGTGCAACATCTTATGGTAATTTAGATTTTAAATCTACTATGTTTAAATGGAACTTGGTAGATGAATATGGTAAGCCTATAATTTAAGTCCGTTAAATAATTTAATTGACTAATAATAAAGGAGAATAAAATGACAAAAGAGATGAATAAAGACTATGATAATGAAGTACACAAATGTGAGTTTTATCCAACTGAAAAAGATGATCCTATTTGTGACTGTGGTTCTGATATATCAGGGTCTTTTGTATGCACTAAAGAATATTCATTAACTTGCTTATTGGCAAAAGAAAGGAGACACGAAAATGAGTAAAATAAGAGATTTCTACATTGCAGGTATCCAGTTTCATCAATCTGATACAGTTCAAGATAAATTAACTGTAGGTGATGAACTTATATTAAGACCTGAACCAAATAATACTTACGATCCTAACGCTGTAGCTCTTATCTACAACGCAAATGGTGAAGAAGATGACGTTATGATAGGTTATGTACCAGCTAAGTTTTCAGGTGAGATTTCTGCTATATTATTAACTTGTGACAATGTTAAGTGTGTACTGACAGAAGTTAATCTTAAGAATAAAACTTGGGAGCGGTTCAAGGCTGAAATCGAGGTGGATAATGATTGAGTGGAAAATACTACAAGGTAGTAAAGAAGACGTACAAAAGACTTTAAATCAATGGAAACATCTATATCACATTCATATTTATGGAGTAGCTTCTTTCGGACAGAATGGTACAGGTGTTACTATCTTATTAACAAGGGAAAGGAAAGAAAATGCCTAAACAAGTATTTTGCGGTAAATGTGGGCAAGAGCTTCACTTCGCTCTTAAAGCCCTTCCAAAACAACAATTGACTATCACTATAGTAGAACCTCATAAATGTGCTAAGGAGACTGCAAAGAATCCATTCAAAGATATCAACAATGAGCTTCTATTAAAACCTAAGAAGAAAAACAAAAACATTGATAAGATGTTTGAAGGGTTTGAATTTGCTAAGAATCTCGGTGGAAAGAACTCTATTCCTACTACCACAATCTTTGATGATAACTCTGGAGATAAGCGCTCCAAAGATCAAATTAGAGAAGATTCTACTGGAGTTAAATCTCTCGCTCCTAAAGGTATTCTTGATAATGTAAAGAGTTCACCTAATTCAACACCTGAAAATGAATTAAAGGAGTAAATAATTTATGAGCAAAGTCTTCATTATAAACAAGTCAGCTCATAACTTTAATGCAACAAAGCAATTTGGTAAGGCTATCTACTTGTCAGAAGGCTTAATGAGTAGATATGCCACTACCAATATGCATAGGCAATTTGGTTCTAAAATGAAAAAAAGTAAACCTGAAGATTATATTGTCCTATGTTCATTAAATGTTATGAATGCTATTGCTTGCAGTATATTTGTTAAGAAACACGGAACTTTAAATTTACTTCTTTATAAAAAAGGAAGTTATGTAGAAAGGAATCTTGTAATATGAAATTAACTAAAAGAGTCTTAACTAAGTGGAGAAAGGAAGCGCTTAGGACAAGGAAAAGAATAACGAATCCACTTGATGGAGGAGAAGAAAATAAGATAGTTTGGGCTGATCGCATTCTTCAAATGACACAAGAATTAATTGATCAATATTTATTAGATGAGGTTAATAAAGACAATTAAAAAATTTAATTGACTAAATATAAAAATAAAGGAAATTGAAGATGCAAATAATCTTATTTAATAATGGAAATACTTGTATATCTAAAAAAGGTAAACAAGTAAATGAATTTCAAGATAGTTGGTTAATTATATATATAGAATATTTAATTAAAAAAGGTATAGATCCTACAAAAGTTGAATTTATTCTACCTGATGGAAATAAAGCTATTATATATAAATGGGAATCTTCTTATAATTGGAGAATAGAAAATGCAAATATGGAAATAAAGCTATTATATATAAATGGGAATCTTCTTATAATTGGAGAATAGAAAATGCAAATAACTAAACATACATTAACTAAATCAATATTTGATAAAGGAGAAAATAAAGATGTCTAGAGAAAGTTATATAAAGAGTCAAGAATTATCACAGATGCCATTTGATGCTATTATAATGGGATTTATGCGTATAGCAGATGATGATAATCTTAGATATTTAAAATCTAAGTATGCAAGTATCTGGAATGAACTTCAAGATCGATACAATGCACCTGGTGGATATCTAGAAGGGGAGGTACTTGATGCAAATACCTAAACATTCTACATGGGAAGTAATAGATTCATCAAAACTAACTTGTTTTAGTGATTGTCCAAGACAGTATTTTTATTCTTATATCTTAGGTTGGCGCCCTGATAACTTGTTTTAGTGATTGTCCAAGACAGTATTTTTATTCTTATATCTTAGGTTGGCGCCCTGATAAACCTGAGCATGATTTATACTTTGGAAACGCTTGGCATATAGCCCGTGAGCATCAACTAATTCATGGATATGAAGATATTCAAGGTGCTTATACGAAGTTCATTGAATTCTACCGTGAAAAGTTTTCTGAATCTACTGATGACCTCTTTCGGCCTAAAGATCCAATGGCTGTAGCTATGGCATTAACTAAATTTGCCCAAGAACGACCTCGTGATTTAATTGATAATAAGCTTCTCTATACTGAAATATCTGGAACTGTTCCTATTGACGAAACTCGTGTCCTCCACTACCTAATGGACTCTGTCCTTGAACGAGTTGAAGATGGTAGAATATTCTCTTGGGATCATAAAACTGCAACTGAGCGGTCTATGAACTATTCTTGGTGGAGTGAAAATTTCTTTCTTGGATTACAGAATGGTACTTACACTCACTGCCTTTACTGCATGTATCCTATTGAGCAAGTAATTGGTATAGAATTTTGCGGCACCGCATTCCACTACTTAACACGTGGGTCTAAAAATCGTCCTGCTGGATATGATATATCCTTTAAGCGTGTTCCAGCTTGGAAAACCCCTGAACAAATGAACGTATGGCTTTGGACTGTAAATGATCTTTATAACAGGCTTGAAGATGAAATGGATAAGCTTGATTCATGTAAAGATTCAGACTCCGTCTTAATGGCATTTCCTATGAATCCTAGCAATTGTTCTAAATATCGTGGCTGTGCTTATCATGACTTCTGTATGTCTTGGGCTAATCCTTTAAGACAAATGGAAGAACCGCCATTAGGATTTAAGCAAGAATTTTGGAATCCTTCTCAACAGGATACAACTAATAAATTAGACCTAAAATGGAGAGGAGGTAAGTAATGTCATACGATCCTAAGAAAGAACTAAAGCGAGTAACTGACTACTATAATCAAGATCCTTTACAAAAGCGTTTCTCAGCTATAATCTCAGGTGATATCGGCTCAGGTAAAACATACTTACTATCAACTGCTCGTTTTCCTGTCCATATAGATTCCTTCGATCCTGGTGGGACTAAATGTCTAAAACCTTGGATAGATAAAGGTGATATTATAGTTGATACCCGCTGGGAAACTGAAGATCCCTTCGATCCTAAAGCTTATGCTTTGTGGGAGAAAGATACTAATGTACGTATAAGTACTGGCTACTTCGACATGTTTGGAACTTATGCTCTTGACCTCTCAATGTTCTCTGATGCAGTCATGAACTATCAACAAAATCTTGCAGGTCGAGCTGGTGAAGTACCTATGCACCGCCGTGACTATAACCCTCAGAAAACAATCATAGTTAATAAGATAAAGAAACTTATGTCTTTAAAATGTGACTTCTTTCTTCTCGCTCATTTACGTGAGTTTGAGGATACTAGCATAGACAGTAAAGGAAACATTCTTAGATCTTACCGTTATCGTCTTAATATTACTGGAAATGCAGTACTTACAATTCCTTTATTATTCGATGAGCTTTATGTACTACTTGGTAAGGGTTCTCCAGTAAAACGTGAAATGCTATTGGAGTCACAAGGTAAGTATATTGCTAGGTCAAGATTAAAGAGTTCTGGAAAGCTCTCAAATAAAGAAGATCCTAACATTAAAAAGATATTAAAAAAAGCTGGCTTGAAGTGGGAAGATAAACCTAAATTATAAGTAAATAAAGTATACTAACAATATTGTATTAAGAATAATAAATAAGGAGCTTAATTTAATAAGGAGGATTAAACTAAGCCTAAATTGCAATGAGAGGATTAAATTTTTTAATTAACTAAAAAAGGAGCAACAAAATGGGTTTAACTGATTACAGTGACATTGAGCAAGAAATTAAAGATGCACCAGAACCTAAGGTACTTCCTGCTGGAACGGAAGTTTTTGCAAGAATCATTTCTGTCAATTCAGGTACTTCTGAAAAGAATAATTGTATCTGGCACAATCTTACCTTTGACATTGAAGATGAACCGCTTGTTATTGAGTTTAGAAAGTTCATGTGGGAACTTGACAAAGATCATCTAACTCAAAAGCAATTCGCTCGTGCCTTGAATGACTTTCAGAAGTTCGCTGAATGCTTTAACCTTGACTATTCTCGTCCGTTTTCATGGGAGGATGATCTTATAGGGCTTGAAGGTTGGGTAATTCTTGGTATTCAGAAAGATGATGAATACGGTGATAGGAATTCTATCAAGAAGTTTACGATTAGAAAGTAATATTAACTTTATGTGGTGGCGGAATAGGTAGACGCTAAGAGACTAAAGCACTAAGGGTTATTGTGTGTGATAAACCTCAGTTACTAATAACTCATGCAGGGTGCAAATCCCTGCCCACATAAACTAACAAGGGCAAGTAGGTGGATACAGTGGTAATCAGCTCCAACAAACCCTAAAATCGGTGGAAGTCCGGCCCTTGTTATAAAATTAATTAAAAAGAATCGGCTGGTCAAGGAATATAAAAAACTTTAACTATCTAAAGAAGGAGAAAATTATGACTGCAATACAGTGTCTAATTTCCGATCTTGTGGCAATATCAAGAGACCACAGCAAGGAGTTTATCTCAGTATCTGAAATGGGATATAGAGTAAAAAAAAGATGTAGAGAGTTTGAAAAAGAATTAAAGAAGGAGAAAAAAATGAATCTACATGATAGTGATAAATTAGAACTAGTAGCGATTTGGAGAGCTGCTTGTTTAATATTAATAGGTGCAGCATTAGTTCCAGCACTATGGTTCT